GAGAGGGATTCTCATGAGTAGTTACTCCTGTCGCATCTTAGCTTAATTGTACCGTTTTCTTCACCAAGTTTGACAAATCCTAACCTCTCGCAGAACCTCAAACCTGACTTATTGTCCGCCATTACAGCAGTCACCACATAACCATACTTATCAATCATGTTTTCTAAAGTTGCTCTAATATGAGAGCGTATAGTGCTTTTCGGCTTAATACCGTATCCTACATGTATTTCGTTGCCTTTAGCTAGTACTCCGCCTATAACTCTACCTTCTTGAGTCAGGGGAATAATGTCAAAATCTTTTACTGCTTCAGCGTATTGGTCAAATCCAAACGGTAATCTATGTTTAACAGACTCATAGACCATAATCAAGGCTCGATCTTGAGGGGTCATCCAACTTTCCAGTTAGTGCCATCTGAATAAACAGGCACTTTTATAGCGCCGCCACCCGCTACAGTGGTACCAAAAGTTGATACTGAAGAGTCAGTTACAAATGCCCTTGCCCCCACCCCAGCATTTGCGGCAGTTGGTAAATTAGCAAACGTGTAAACAGAACCTAACCTAAGTTGTGCGGTGTAGTTATCTATAGTATTAAAATACTGACGCAAGATATTGTTAAGTGTGTCAGCGTATTGACGGTCATACTGAACAGGGGCAAACGGAAGCGTTGGTCCTTTTGTAGGATTTAAAATAGTCGCTTCAGTAACAACAATACTTGTACTCATCGTCTGCCGTCCGGTCTAACATCCATACGTGGAACACCTAACTGCCATTTAGTCCCGATAGCAGTAGAGTCAACCCTAAACGACATTTGTCTACCACGTATGCGGGTGTAAATAATCTCAGTAAATTCTTGTACGTTGTACGTTGGCTGTGCGCCATAACTTTGAGTAGATGTAACTGCTGGAGATGGAGCTGTACCATAAGGCGAACCCGGATTCTGGCGTGGGCGCATGGTCATATTTACTTGCGGTGGATTAAAAGAAGTAGACCCGTCAAACGTAATATCAGGAATCATTCTCCATACAAACCCGTAGTTATGCCCGTCACCAATATCAAAGTCAGCGGATTGTATATACGATGCGATAGCACTAGGCGGGTTAGTAGTACCGTCATCCACGCCGTCTTCTTGGTATAAGAGTTTATTTATAGCTGGTTCTGCTGTAATAGGGTACGGTCGTAGCGGCGAGTCAAGCCATGCGGTTCTAGGCATAGTGCCGTAGTACCACACACGATCAAGATAATTAAATATCACATACTTACTGGTAAGCGCACTGTTAGATGGGCAGTAGAACCACCACGCTTCACTGTAACCCTCGTTAGTACCAGAGAATATCTGTCCAAACTCTTCGCGGTTAATGTCATCAAAAATGTAAGAGCGCAACGCGCAAGGCAGTGTCTCAACGCGCCCTGAGTACACATAGAATTTATCTACGCCCATCCAATACACCACGCCACTAGCAGTAACCATAGCGTTTGGAGACACAATAGAAATATTATCGGCTAAGAGTGTGAACTGCCATATATTAGGAAGCCCTACGTATTGCATAGAGTAAATAGCGGCATCGGTCCATACTACAATTTCTTGACGTGTTTGTATTGCGCCAATAATAGTAGAGCCATGAGACAGTCTATAAAACCCTGCTGTCGTTGAGCCGTCTCCAGTAAAAGTCCAGTCTGTGTAACTTTCTTGCGCTGTCCAACGAATCAGTAATGGGTCAAGCGTTGTCGGGTCTGGGGCAGTTGAGTAGTCATTACAACCAAACGCAATAACAATTCGCGCTGCGTCGGCTACTAGTATTTCATTAATCTTAGTAGGTATATCGGCATTATCATCAACTATTTCTGCACGGGTACCTATGTTAGGAGAAGAGCCGCTACCGGGACTCCAATAATATAAAGCCCCACCACGCGGATTAAATAATAAGTCCTGACCAAAATTAGCTTGACTCCACAGGCGGATATTATTATTAGTAGAGGAAGAAAAAGACTCGCCCCACGGACCAAACCCAACGCCGTTTGTAATAGTAGCGTTTGTAACAATTGCATTATCTAAATGAGATGCAGCCGTAGTGCCTTTTGCCCCACGAACACAACCAGTAAAATCTGTAGCCGTTTTAGCGGTATACGTAATTAGCTCTGAGTCTATAATTATTGTTCCCGCCGCCGGAAAGTTTGTAGTTGAATCTACTACAACTGTAGCAACAGAGTTATTAATAGCGCCGTTTAATTGAGATGCTTGCGCGCCGGCTACTGTACCGCCCCAAAGACCTGCACCCCATCCTACTAGAGCTGTACCTGTGCTAGTGCCTACATTAAGTTGATACGCAGCAACAACAGCCGCACCACCACCAGCAGCTACTGTAGCGTTTGCATTAGCTGCCGCCGTTATAGTAAAAGTATTAGCATCTACGTACGTAATTACGTACTCATTATTTAAATTTAAATTAGCTACTGTAGTAGCGCCAGAAAATGTTACATAGTCGCCAGTAATAGCGCCATGATTAGCATCGGTAACAGTAACTATGGCGGAAGTGTTTACGGTTGCAAACGGGTTATTAAGAGTAACTTGACTTCTAATTGGGGTAATGTCGAAGAATGCAGAACCGTATTCAACGTAAAACTTTGTATCTGTACCTACGCCAAGTAGATTAAAACCTCTTAACGAAACCCAATTCCATAGTGAACGACAAACACCAAGATAAGTGCTAGGAGAGAGCAATGTCCATCCACCTATTTTTTCAGGATACCCAGAACGGAAACGCACCCATTGGCTTTCAAACCAGCCGCCCTCATTGGCGAGCGTGGTTGATTCTCGGTTGACGCCGGGGCGAAACTGTAACTGTTGTAAGGGCATCTTTAAGCCTCAGATTTAGGAAACGGTCTAGCACCGTTTTTGTCGATAATCAACGCCATTTTACGGGGCTTTTCATCTTTTGTATTCGATATACTAACGTGCGTCCAACTGTCAAATTCACGTATAACTTGGTCGTATGGCAACCCTGCTTTTATTATTGCTCTGACAACTTGGTCAGGTGTCATGCCTTTTACTTTGAGGTCTGCTGCCGCTCCTTTGCAATGTTGACTGGTTTTTTTACCGCCAACTTTTTCGTTTGCTTCCGGACTACGATAGGCAGAATTTATACGTAGCGGCATACCTACTACAGTACGCACTTCTTCAAGGAACAACGCCAAACGTCTTAGGTTCATTAATACATCATTGTCTGGCGTGTTGTCAATCCCATATCTAACTGCGGTCTCACTGGCAGTCATTTCCTCTAGGGTAAAGTTTGGCGATAAGTTCATTTCTTTAGCGCCATTAGTTCTGACTTATCCTTGCTGCCTTGTGATGAGCCAAAGTAGTATGAAAGAATCTGAGTCACTGCCGCAGACAACACACCTAGTATGTAAATCAGAATGTCTTTAGCTTCAGGACGCACATCAACAAAGATCAAAATACCAAACAAGATAAACGACGAAAGCACTACAAAGATAGCTAACGCTGGGGTAATAATCTTGTTGATCAGCGGTACGTTTTGATTAGAGGCAATATCAACTTCACGCTGTCTAGCACTACTACGGTCTTTGACTTCTTGCTCAAACATGAACTCTTCGTGCTTCATGGCGGCTTCTTTTAGCGACGCAATCTTTTCGTCTGATAGTTTGCCGTCAGCGTCTGGAGTTAAAGTAATGCCTAGCTTTTCTTCAACAACCGCAGTGCCTTTGTCTAATACAGCATCAACAACCTTCTGTAATCCAGCGCCAGCGAGTTGGGTCAATATAGGGGCTAGTAGTGGAATCATTGTTTATCCCTCACTTTATTTAATAGTTCAAAAAGAGTTTTAACTTTTTCTTCCAACACTGCAACACGCAGGTCTAACTTAGACAGCACAATAATTAGCGTAATTAACGCCAACAGGATAGGCCAGCCTTTAACTAAGAGATCAAATGTATCCATGATTATTCCTCAGGAAGTGCTTCCCACAAGCATGTCTCTTCGTTTAAAACCCAGTCGCCATCTGGTTTAGGTGGTATGAAAGCGTCGCGTGCTGGGTCATAAGTAAA